AATTCGTAGCCTGTGAATCCACCGTCACCAGTAAATTGGCGTTTTGCGGTTGTGCAACCACCGTGGATACGAAGGTCGCATCATCCGAATAGATGCCTGGTGAAGCAATGGCTTTGATCCAGAAGTTGCGCTCACCATCAAAGCCTGATGGCAAGGTGTAACTACTGGACTTAACTTCCGCGATGAAGATTGAGGTGTCCCAAGCGGTGCCCTCACGCAGCTCATAGGCCACGACCTCAGGTTCAGGGTTTGGCAACCACCGAAACTCCAGTCGATTCGCCGACTGCACCACATCAAACTGACGCACCGCACTTGGAGCCAGGAGCACCAGCTGAAACGTGGTGACGTTGGTGCTGTACTTGCCCGAGGTGTCAAAGGCGCGGATGTAATAGTTGTACTGCCCTGACGCGCTCTGGTCATGCACGAGCTGCGTGCCCGCAGTTTGCGCAACCAAATCTGCACTGTCCCAACCACTGCCAACCCGAACCTCATAGCCCGACAGATCTGCATCGGTGTTAGCAGTCCAACTCAGAAGCAAGTCCGTCGTGCGGCGCATCACCACAAAACCCTGCACATCGTCCGGAGGCATCAACTTGCCAAGAATCGTCTGATTCAGCGTTGTTGCATTGCCTTGCTTGCCAGAGACTCCTACCGCCCTGACTGTGAAAACATAGTCGCCGGTATCGGCATTGCGGATTTCAAGGTAGTTGTTTGAGACCCTTGGAAGGTTGACGGTGTTGCCGCCATTGACGCGGTAGCTCACCTGGTATTCCAGCGCACCGAACACCTGCTCCCAAGCCACCTGGATCAAGACAAGCGCCTGATCCTTGACTCGGTACAGACTCTCATTGACCACCAGCCCCGTGGGAGCCTGAGGTGCAGTAGACAAGACCGTGATGCTTCGACTTTGCAGCGCAAGGCCTTCTTCGATCGCATCGAACTTGCTCGGGTTGTGAGCCAGTGCGGTGACCTCATGCACACCGGGCTCACTCTCCGTGACCTGTACCACCCTAAAGAGTTGAGGCTGGACCTGCGTTGAAGCCAGCACCCAGATAGCTCCACTTTGGGGTGTCTCTGTGAACGGACTCGTGACCCCTAAGGTTCTGCCGTTGTTGGAGCCAACTTGCCGCTCCTGCACAGTACCGCTGGGCGTGATGACAGAGATCGTCCAATTGCCTGCAGGCAAGTCCTGGTCGAGCGTCACACTCACGGTGGTGGCAGCGGCAACGCGACCACCCAAGCGCATACCGCCTCGCCCCGGGTCGGCCACCTTGATCACATCGCCTGGTCGAACCACGACCCCTTCGAGCCCTGTTCGGAAAGTGGCGATTTCAGATTCGGACTGCTCCGAATACAGCAACCACTTGCCAACACGGTTAGCTTGACCCCGGGAAGTACAGCCAAAGGCCACCACATCGGCTTGCACGACGCCATAGCGGGCAATGCCTGCCATGTCTTCGACGTACTCTACCTTCTGACGGTAAAAGTCATCCGGGTCACACCAAGTGACAAGTGCCACGGTGTGACGAGTTTTGGCAGAAGACCCTTGGTACGAGAAGTCTCCCCCTACCACGTTGGCTGCTGTGAACTGATACACCGGATCCTGCGGTGCATCTTGTGTCACCGTGATCGAGCCACCCGCCCAGTAAGCCAGCCCCCTAAAAATGGAGGCCATGTCTTGCACGACTTTGTAGGCTTGTTCACGAGTTTGCAAATACAGGTTGCAGGTAAAACGTGGCTCATAGCCACCGTGGCCATCCGGCACTAATTCATCACAGTATTTGGCGGCCCGGTACAAAGCCCACTTGTCCACCTGTGAGGCTGCAATGTAGGAACCCAGGCCATACCGTGAATTGGTCACCAGGTCATAGAAACACCAGGCGGGGTTGTCTGACCATGCAATCTTGAACAAGCCATCCCACACCCCGACATAGCTTCGAGTCTCAGGGTAGTAGTTCGATGGGATCTGAACTTTAAGAAGTTTGAGGTCATAGCTTCGCTTGGGGATGCTTGAGAACTGAGAAGCATCGACCCTGAGCGCCATCAAAGCACTGTTGGGGTATCTCAACTTACTCTCAATGACCTCTGTGTAGGACTCCAGAAAAGTCTTGTTTTGTACATTGACCTCGGTGGAGTCTGCCGTGATACGACGCAGCCGAATATCCCATGGGCCATTACCAGCCAAAGGGATGTAGTAGCTGCGCTGGTACTTGGTCGTGGTCTTTCCCGAGACAGTGTCATTGACCACTTGGACAAATCCCGCACCGTTGGACTGAAGGTCAATGGCAAAGTTCACCGAAGTTCCGGTGAGGTCCCCAGTGGAAGGGTTTTGGTAGGAAAGAACAGGAATGCTAACCTTGACCCGAACGGCATCCACATCCGAATCGCTGATTGTGCGAACCACCGCCTGCGAGTACTTGGCCTCGACCCCGACCGAGATTTCGTTCTCAACAGATGAAAACCCCGGCACATAGCTTTGTTGCTGTGTACCGTTACGGGTTTCAAGCGTGACGCCTGTGAAGTTGAAGCTTCCATCGGCATTGAGGATGGGCGTTTCATCCAGGTACACCGAGGCCAGGCCATTGGGCAATCCTTCGATTTCACCTTCGCACACGAGATCGACCACCCGTGCATAGGCTTTGGAACGCAAACTGTCGGGGGATTCTTGCGCCACTCGGGAGCTTGAACCTCCGCTTTTGCCGCCACCACCTGCGCCGCTGATCAACTTTGAATCAACTGTGGAATTTGAATCTGCACTCATATCGCAATCTCATCCACATCAATGCCTGCACTGATCACGGCTGACCCCACAATCAATCGACCGTAGCCCACGGGTACAGGCCGTCCTTGCGCAGTAGTGTTCACCGCACCGTTGAAGGTGTAGCTCGGCTGGTTCTGAGGTTTTTCTGATGGGTCTGAGCTACTCGGTGCGGGTGAGATCATCTGTGCCACGCCACCCAGGATCATGGATGTGCCCACCGAATAGAGCGTGGCTTGTGACAAGAATGCTCCCGCTGCTGCCCACCCCATCGGGTTCCACCACGACACAGCAATCAGCGCCGCACCGAGCAGCACTTGCCCCAGTCCATTTCCACCAGCACCTGTGATGACAGGAGAAATGACGATTTTCTGCGCGCCTGTTGGTTCATGCAGTTGCTCCAAAGCCAAAGAATCTCGGCCACTCAAGACCCGATAGCCCACCCCACGCTCACCAGATGCAATCAACTCGCGCTCGAAAGCTGGGAAGTTGGCTGACAACGCACGAATAGCCTCTGCCACCGAATGCACCTCCATCTGGTGACGGCGACCAAACACACGCCCTAACTCACCAAGAAGAATGATCGTGGTCATGTGAGCAGAATCCTGTGCCTCAAAGTGTGTGTTGTGATTTTTTGCCAATAGCCGCCATAAACATCTCGGCTTGAGAGTCGTCCCTGCAAGTGATGCAAGATGAGCCCATCACCCAAATACACGGCGGCATGGTTTGGGACGGGTGAGACGACTTGCATCAAGAAGCAATCCCCCACCTGCAGTGGTTGAACATCAAGCCGCACGAAACCCGATGATTCAAAGTTATCCACATACAAGTTCTCGCCACGCTTCCACCATTCATCGAATCGGTTGAAGTCAGGCAGGTCAATGCCCCGCTCCTGCGCGAACCAGTCCCGCACCAGCGAATAGCAGTCGAGTACCCCGTGGGACCACTCACGCCCAACCAGAGGGGCGACATAACCTTGAGGTTTCAATTCAGCCCACTGCCCGTTGGGGTACGAGACGATGTACCAGTGCAAGCCAGATGCTTCACACGCCACGCGATCAGCCTGACTCGGAGTTGGTGGCAAGGCCGGATGGGAATGCACCACCGCCACGATCTCGCCCATGGCATCTGCTCGCGCATAGTCCTTGGGATCGATCACAAACTGGTCGGTACCGACACCCAAATTGGCGCATGGCACATAGAGCTCCTTGCCCTTGCACACCACGAGTAAGCCGCAGCTCTCTCTTGGATAAGCCGCCTTTGCATGCTCAAACGCTGCTGATTGATTGACTTCATTCATCGGATCAACCCCGCAGCCGGAAACCCACCAAAGGGCAGCTCCGCATTTGTGCCAAAACGCTTTTGACATGAGCTCAGTCGCTTGCCGCAAGCATCTGCAACGCTTGATGTGACCGATTCATCATTGGCATTGAAATAGGCACTCCCTGTGTAGCCACACTCTGCACCCCGGTAACCCCATGGGCAGACGTTTTGCACGACTTGTCTTCGGGGTAAGGACACGCCTTCCAAGTCAAACGACGCAGCGAGTTCAAACTCGACCACATCGCGAGTCTCTTTGGACTTGCGATCAACAAAGAACACATCATCCGCAAACTGAGCGGTTGGATCTGCTGTTGGATTGGTACCAGATGCAAAATTCACCGCATCCAGATACTTGGCCAGCGTGCGCTTGCGCGTGACCTTGGCACCAATCAAGTCCTGATACGAGAGGATGAGCGCGGTGATCGTGCCCTTGACGTTAGCTACTCTGAGTTTGGGTCTCGGGCTTTGCCCGTTTCCTATGAACTCAAAGCCTTCAACGATGATGGGGTACGGCTCATACACATTGCCTTGCCAGACAACTTGTCGGAGCAATTCGTTGGTGCCAGCATGAAATCGCACAACCCCTTCATTGAATAGACTCATATCGAGCTCGAACAACTCAATGACCGAACTGGGTGCGAGTTTTTGAATTTCAGAGGTGATCGATATGACAGTCATGTCTTGTATTCCTCATACTCACGCTTCATCAACTCAAATCAAACACCTGTCGGAACGTGGCCTTGATGTGCTCGATGTTTGGTTCTTCAATCGTGCGACTCCACTCTTCGCACACAAACTTAGCTGCCAGCCCGCTGGGTGACGTCCAGTCGAAACATTCCACTGCCCCTCGGGCATTTAAGAAGGCGTCAATGGCAGCAGCGTCTGTGGTGGTCTTGCCGTGAAACTCAACACTCCAGACCTCAGGCTTGGTGTTGAGTCCAAACGCCATGCGTTGCTCATAGCCATCCCCAAAGGACACCTTGTGCACGCTGGGTTTGACTGAGAGCGCTGCACCCACGGATGGAATCCATGTGAAGCTCGCCATTTGCTATTCCTTAAAGGTTTGATCTGCCATCAATTCAACTTGCGAGGATCAAGCAGTCCACCTGCACGTTTTTGGTTGAGCAACTCTTGTCGCACGGCACTTGAGATCGCTTTACCAAGGTCCTTGCCCTGACTGCCCGTCACACTCGTTCCTGCTTCGGACACACTCACAGAGATATTGAACACATCGCCGGAAAATCCACCGCTTTTCATGGTCACGGGAATGGACCTGCCGTCAGGCAGTGGTACATAGGCCTCGGGGTTGCTACCCTCACCGAACACCGCGAGCTGCGGCGAGCTGGCCACACCCCCACTGGCATAGGCTCTGAGTTGCAAAGGGCCGCCTGAGGTCATGATTCCGCCATTGGCAAATCCAAAGAAACTTCCCATCGCGTTGGCCATGGGCATCGTGATTGATTTCTGAATTTGAATCTTGATCAGATCAGAAATGATTGAGGTGGCCAGTGACCGAAAATCAAGCTTTCCTGTCATCACAAAGTTGGTGAGCGCATCGGTCATGCCGTTAAACGCTTTGGTGGTCACCGCTTCGATTTGCTTGCCCACCTGCTCGGTCTCTTCTCCGAGCGTTCTAAGCGCCTTAGAAAATCCAGCCCCAGGATCTGAGAGTTCTAGGGCACGCTGACCCAACAACTTCGCCCCATCGGCTGCCTGGCGTGCTGCTTCCTCAATGCGACGAAACGATTCAGCTAGTTTGTCGTTACCGGGAGCCGCCTCGACCATTTCTCTAGCCTTGGCTGCAAGTTCAGCCAATTCAGCCGCGCTTGACTTACGCGCTTCGGAGAGGCGCTTCAAGGATTCAATCTCGCTGATCGCACCCGAGTCCTTGAGCGTTTTGATTTGCTCTTCGGCTGCTCTCAGCTGCCCTTGCGCACGGGCCACTTGCTCGGTGATGTCCTTCAAGGTTTCACCAGGCAACTTGATCTCGCGCTCAAGGTTGGATTGCTGCGCATCACGCTCGAGCTTTTGGCGCTTTAAGGTGACCTCGTTGAGCTTGTCTTGCAGCTTGATCTTGTCCTGCGCAGTTCTGGCAACGGTAGCTAATCCCTTTTGCAGGATGGATTCCTCTTGGCCGTAAAGAGATCCAAGCTTATCTGTGAAGTCCTGCTGCGCACTCAATCGTGCATCGCTGGCTTGTTTGAAACTGAGGTACCCCTGTCTCTCATAGAGATCAATGATCTTTTGACGATCTTTGAGCAGTCCCGACTCCACATCGGTCATGGCCTGCAACTGCTTGATCTCGCTCTCAATCTTGAACATCGCCGTGGCAGTCGTGGCGTTGCCAGCTGAGCTGTAGTTCAGTTTGGACTTACCGCTGTGCGCAGCTTCCTCTTCACCCTTGTTGATCTCTTCAAAGCGCTGTTTGACGGCATCTGCCAACAGCGGCATCTTCCACAAATCCACATAGTTCTTGTTGGCCTTCTCCACTATGGCGTTGCGCTTATCCAGCGCTGCCTTGAGGGTGGCTTGGTTCTCTTCGGAGAAAGGGTTGAGCCCTTTGCCGCCCGCCATGAAGGTGCCCATCAGCTCCATATCGGCCCAGACCGCTTCGAAGCTTCCTACCACGGCCTTGACCATGAGCATGATGCCTCTGAGTGAGTCGATCACGATGGCCAAACCATAGGCCACATCCTGCGCCCAGGACTTCAATGTCCCTTCTTCACGCAGCTTGAGCATCCCTTGGGCGACACTTTCTGTTCCAAACACCACGAGCTTGAATTGCCCAACCAGTTCTTCCAGGGCTGGAATGGCTGAGGTGACCAAGGTCTGGGCTACAAAGCTGTGCTCTGCCCGCATACGCCCCAACGCCTTACTGGCTTGTTCGGCAGATTCAATCTGCTCTGCAGTCAGTCGGATGTTCAGGTCCTGGTTATTGGCCAGATCTTTCAAGAACGGCAGCATGGATGCGCCAGATTTGCCAAACAACTCGAGCGCAATCGCAGTTTTGCCCGCACCATCTTGAAAATCGCCAAGCTTTAGGGCAATGTCATTCATCACCTCTGCAGGGTCCCGCAGATTGCCCCCTGCATCCTTGGCTTTGACACCCAAAAACGCAAGCGCTTGCGTTGCACCCTTGGTTTCATCGTCGACACCGGCTAGACCTTTGGAGAGTTTGACCAACCCCACGCCAATTTGATCCATGGCAGTGCCAGAGATAGTGGCCACAGGCGCAAACCCCGACAGTGCTTCAGCACTCGCACCCGTTTGTTCCGACAAATGCTGCAAAGCAGCCGCTGTCTCCAGCGTATGCATCACGAGCTCTTTGAGTGCCTCAACCGATTCAACCCCAACAGCGAGCGCAAAGGCTGTTTTGGCAACTTCAGCCACCTTCTCGAGGTTGGACTTCATGCTCTCGGTTTGTTGCTCCAGAAAACGGGCCGTCTTGCCCATATCTTCCTGAAACTCAGCCGTCTCCGCAGCGAGTTTGACCACCAGTGAACCGATATCAGCCATTTGTTTTTCTCACTCGGTGCGCAAACATGGCCTT